TCTTGAGCAATATGGCCCGCAAACTCCTGAGTTCAAAGCTGAACTCGATGCCTTCCGCAACCACTTCACTCGTGAACAGCGATGGGCCATCGCCAAGCTGGCCTTCCCTGAACAGTTCTACTGCGCACAGGAGACGCCATGAGCCAAGAACAAGAACAGCTCTGCATTGAAATCCTTTTCACTGAGCTTCACGCCAATGCAGCATGCAGCATGTTTTTTGATGCGCTGTGTGACCAGATGGACGCGCGCAACTACGACAAGGCAGTGAAGACCATGGCCAAGCTGCTGCTCATTACTACTCATCTGGACTTGCTCAAGGGTGCGAGTCATCTGCCCAGCAATGGTGAGGTAATCGCAAGAGCAACAGAGGCACTTCAGCAGGAAGTTGACATAATGTGCACCATTATTCAGAGAGGAAATCGATGAGCACAGCTCCGATCTACGAAGACCCTGTAGTTGAACAGATGCGCGTGAAGATCCAGCGCGAGGAAGATCGCCTGGCTGATCTTCAGGACAGGCTGGCTGAGTGCGAGGATGACGATCACGACTACCATTCCATGATTTCCGATCAGCAGGATTACTTGGCTGGTCTCCATGAAGGCTTCAAAAGGATGCTCATCAAGCGTGGGCTGCTCTAATCACCTCAACCCAGTGGCGCCGATGTGCCCAAATGAAAGGAACGAATCATGATCACAGGAATGACTCCCTCCGCACTGGTCACCACCATCATGGAGCACGCCTCAGGCAAAGAGGACCTGGTGGCGCCAGCCAAGGACATCCACTTCAACAGGAATGACTTCGGCCAGGTCCGGCTGAAGGTCGGCGATCACGACATAGCCATGACGCATCACGCCACGCGGCAAGTCACTGGCTACCTCGGCATCCCCAGCAGGTTTGCCTCTCGGCTAGAGACTGACTTCCCTGAGCTGCTGCTGCAGAACTTCAACACGATGATCGCCAAGCAGGAAGGCAGGAGAATGATCCGGACGCTGGAGGGAAACGCTCGTGCCTTCATGAGCGACAGCTACAGGCGCATCGACAACGAGCTGGTCTTTGATGGCATGTATCCTGTGCTTGAGAAGCTGGGCGCCAAGATCGAGTCCGCAAATGTCAGCGACGACTACCTCCACCTTCAAGCAACCATGAAGATCGAGGGTGAGATTCGCAAGGGTGATGTGGTGCGCTATGGCGTGGCCATCCGCAACTCAGAGATCGGCAAGGGAGCACTGAGCGTCAGCCCACTGATCTATCGACTTGCCTGCACCAACGGCATGGTCATTGCTGATCAGGTTCGCCGCAGGGCGCACATTGGTGGAAGCTACCTTGAAGCGCAGGATGGCTGGGTGGCTCTGAGCAGCGCAACGCAGATGCTCAAGACGCGTGCCATGATCGCTGAGCTGGCTGAATACCTTGAGGCGATGGCCAGGCCTGAAATGTTTGAGAAGAGCCTCAATGCTCTGCGTGATGTTGCTGACCAGGTGCTGCCTGCTGATCCTACTCTCGTGGTGGAGTCTCTGGCCGCACGCTACGCACTGAACAAGCCTGAAGCTGAGTCTGCGCTGATCGCCCTGGCTGAATCCAAGGACTACAGCCGATGGGGTCTGGCCAATGCCGTCACTGTCCTGGCCAACAGCACCGAGAGCTACGACCGTGCTGTGGACTTGGAGACTCTTGGTGGCCGCATCATGCAGATGAGCCAGAAAGACTACGGCGATCTGGCCCGCATGCCCAAGAACAATGAAGTGGAGAACGATGACGAGCTGGCACTCGTGTAGATGATCATTACCACTCCCCAGTCGCATCGTGCTGCTGGGGAGTTTCGTTTCACGCAGTAGCATGGAGGGTTCAACCCCATGAAGTGCATCCGCAATTTGAACACCGGCGAGATCAGGCGTGTGCCTGACATCATCGCAGATCAGCACACGCAGATCAGCCCGCACTTGTGGGGATTCTGCGACAAGCAAGCATGGAAGCAGAGCCTCAAGCCTGCCACACGCACCGTTCCTGATAGCTGTCTCATCCCTGGCATCGACAACTTTTTCGGCGGCAAGACGCCACTGCCTCCGATGAATCCTGAAGTTCCCGTCAGCAAGTCAACCAAGAAGCCCAATCGCAAGTCAACCAAATAAAAGGAGCCACCATGGCCGCCAAGTCCACCACCAGCAAGAAGAGCACCAAGTCCACAAAGAAGTCTGAGCCGAAGAACACGCGTGGCTCCGTCACCAACCCTGATCTGATCATCGTCAAGGACGTGAAGACCAATCCCCGCAAGGAGGGCACCTGGGGCTTCCAGTCCTTCAGCCTCATCAAATCCGGCATGACCGTTGCCAAGTTCGTTGAGCTGGGCGGTCGCACCACTGATCTGCGCTGGGATATCGCCAAAGGCCACATCCACCTCACCAGCAAGTAGAGCTGCTCTTCAACCACAACCACTTTCTACGAGGGAACCATGTCAGACCAAATCATTCTTGACTTGAGCACGCAAGAGATTGTCGAGTGCTACAACCAGCTGAGCAAGATCGAGGTCAAGAAGTTCAAGGACAGAAAGACTGCTGAGGGTAGGCTCCATGGACTTGCGCACATCGATACTGCCAAGTTCCTGAAGGCGATGAAGGCAGTGAAGGTGAGGCCGGAGATCATCGCCAAGTACGAAACAGAGCTGGCCGCGGCAGCCAAGGAGAAAGAAAAGGCACAGGCGAGAGCTGAAGCACAGGCCGCAGAAAAGACCCATGCTGCAGCCAAGGATGCTGAAGAGAAGACCAGCAGGAAGGATGCCAAGGTGAAGGTGGTGGCCAGCGATGGTGAACCAGCTGATCCTGAGTTCGCTGCCGCAGCCAAGACTCTGCTGGATGCTCAGCGCAAGAAGAAGGAAAAGGAGCAGGAGGATGCTGGCACTGAGGCGCCACAGCGCAAGCGTGGCCATCGCAATGCGCCAACTGAACTTGAACCTGGCAGTCGTGCTGCTGCAGTCCTCTGGTTCGCACAGAGCCAAATGCGCCAACACAAAACCAAAAACGAGGATGAAGTCACGACCAGCACTGAACTGGCACGGGCTGCTGTCACGAGCACCAAGGAGGTCGTCAAGCAAATTGACATCTTGGTTCAGCTCGGCTATGTCACCATCGAGGATGACAGCACTGATCCCAATGACCCGTTCTACTATGTCACGCTGACTGACAAGGGCAGTTCGTTCGACATTCAGGCCAAGCAGCCAGGATACCCAAAGGGCAAGGAGGCCAGGGAGCCTCGTCAGCCGCGAGTGCCTCGCCTCCCTGGGGCTGCTCCTGGGCCCCGCAGCGACAAGGCTGGCAAGAAGATCTACAAACTTGCTAAGGGCAATCCGCGCAGGGAAGGCACGCACGGATGGAAGAGCTACAACCTGGTGCACGATGGAATGAGCTTCGAGGAATACATCGAAGCTGGTGGTCGTGCCACCGACCTTCAATGGGATCTCGATCACCAGTTCGTTGAGCTGAGGTAGAGGTCAACCATCACCCTGGACTTGCCAAGGTCCAGGGTGATTTTCATTGAGGTTGAAATGGAAGCATCTGAAATGCGCAAGCCAATGGTGATCACTCCATACTCACCAGCACCTGGCCAATACAAGCCTGTGTATGATTGCCTTGCCATAACCTGTGATGTGCCACGCTGCTTTGCTCTTCTGTCTGCCCTGCCTGGGAGCAAGAAATGGGTTGACCACACACTAGTGTTCAGGCCAACAGGCGGAAACATAGAATTCATCATGGAGAACTGGCCATCAGCTGAGTGGCTTGGTGATGCTGGCGTCCACATGAACAACTACATGGCCGTCAAAATGCAAGAGCACACCATGCGTGCAATGAAGCACGATCAGCTCGTTGATGAAAGTGGATACGAATACAAGACCGTTCCATTTGACCATCAGCGCCATGGCTTCCTGATCAGTCGTGACTTGAAAAATTTCGCCATCCTTTATGAACAGGGTTGTGGCAAGACCAAGGTGGCAATTGATACCTTTGCCTACCTTTGGACCAAGGATGAAATTGATGTGCTGATCGTGGTGGCTCCAAATGGAGTCCACACCAATTGGATCGTCGAAGAAATCCCTGCTCATTTGCCTGAGCGAATCGAAGCCAAGCTGCTGACTTACTCCACTGGCATGGACAAGCACAGGCGCAATATTTTCGCCAGCGAGTCTCAGCCATACAAGCTGCGCAGGAGGAGGCCGTGCAGCATCGTGGCTTTCAATGTGGAAGGCTTCACCAGTGACAAGGCCAAAGGTTTGATCATGGACTTCCTGACCAACCACCGTTGCATGATGGTGATCGATGAGTCCAATTCAATTCAAAATCCAGGCGCAAAGAGAACTGAGTTCCTGATTGAAGCTGGCAAGCTAGCAAAATACAAGCGTGTGTTGAATGGTACGCCCATCACCAATGGTGTAGAAAATCTTTTCGCCCAGTTCAAATTTCTGGACCCACTGATTCTTGGCTATGACACATTCACCACATTCAAAGCTCAGTTTTGTATCATGGGTGGCTTCCAACAGCACAGCGTGGTTGGCTACAAGCACATCGACAAATTGGCTGACATAATTGACGGCCACTCTCACCGCGTGCTGAAGAAAGACTGCCTGGACTTGCCAGACAAACTCTACAAGCGACATTTCTTTGAGATGAGCGAGCAGCAGAAGTTGGCCTACGAAACTGTTCGCAAGGGTGCCATTGAAGACCTGACCCGCGTATTTGGTCAGGAGCACGCACTGAAATTGGCACAGGAGATTGCCATCACCAGGATGATCCGGCTTCAGCAGATCACCTGCGGCTGGCAGCCCTTCGCAGCTGGTGAGGAACCCATCCCAATAGAGGGTGGTAATCAACGGCTAGAGGCCCTATTCGCGCTCATGAGTTCCGTAGAGGGAAAGGCCATCATCTGGGTCACTGCGCCTGGTAGCAAGGCCAATATCGCAGCAATTACCAAGCAGCTGAGCCGAGCTAGATTGGGTGGGTTCATGGAATATCACGGCGCCATCAAGGACGATGCACGCGCAGTTTCAATTAGGAGGTTCCAAACTGATAGGTCCATCAAATGGCTCGTGGCATCCAAGGCTGCTGCGCGTGGGCTGACGCTCACTGCGGCAGAGCAGTCGTTCTACTACACCAACAGCTTCGATCTGATGATCAGACTTCAGAGCGAGGATCGCAACCACAGAATTGGTTCAGAGATTCACGACAAGATCCTCTACACTGACATCTACACGACAGGCATTGACAAAAAGATCGTCACCAGCCTGAAGGAAAAGAAGTCAATTGCAGATCAGATCACACGTGATCCAATTTCACTTTTCATGGAGTAGGAAATGAATGAGCAAGCACTCAAGGACCGCATCGCACTGCTCGAAGATAAACTCCATGAGGCTGAGCAGGTGATGGATCAGTCCTACTGGTCTCTGATACCGACCAGTCACAGGTTGGTGTCTCTCAGCGCACGCGCAAAGCAGGTCGCTGACAATCTTCATGTTATGGTCTGCAACATCAGGCTGGTTCTGCGATGAGCGTCAAGGAAATGGACTTCAACAAGAAACTGCGTGGCACCCTTGATGAAGAGTTTGATTACAGGATCGAGCGCATCGAGAGCCACGCAACAGCAGCAGGCCTGCCTGATAATGCCTGGCTATGCAGGCCACTCAGTCGTGCTGGCTGGATTGAGGTGAAAGAGGTAGAAGGCCTGCCCAAGAAGATAAAGTATCGACCAAAGCAGGCGCCATGGCTCTACAGCTACTCAATTGAAGGTGGCTGCTGCTGCACGATTGTCCACATCAAGGCTGGCAATCTGGCTCTGATAATTCCAGGGTCGCTGTCGCTCATTGCTCAGCGCAGCGTTGCTGAACTTCCAATGACCAAGTCCACAGGACTCCCAACCAGCGTGACCGCAACGCTGGTGGACTTGAATGACTGGTCTGGTTGGAGTAGACTTTCAGAAGCAATTCTCAACTCATAGGAGGAAGCAGTGCGCGCACTACTGATTGTGGTCCTCAACCTGTGGATCATCATCTCAGCAGCCATCATCATCAGGTATGCTCAGCTGTGGATACCAAACATCGTCATGTGGTTCAAGATTCGAGCCAACATCAGACGCAACATGCGTCCAGCAAGAAAAGGCCTGGCAGATTCACCACGCATGGCACGGAGGAACAAATGAACCAGGATGCCTTTGACGCAGAGCTGCTCAAGATCACAGAGACCCGATATGAAAATCTGTTGAAGGTAGAGCGTGAGCACATCATGGCTCTCCGTCAGTTGATCGCCAAGGACAGAAACGCGCTGGTGATACCGCCAGCACAATTGAGTGAGGTGAAATAATGACCGTCAAGAAAAAGAAGATCGAACTGTGTGAGGAGAAGATCCGGCTACCAATCGCCCTGGCTGACCAGGTGGACTTGCTGGCCGAAGGCTGCGGCCTTACTGGTGATCAGATGCTGAGCGCAATTCTGATACTGCACTTTCGCCAGGTTGGTTGGCTGAGCCTGGCTGCTCCTGCCAAGGAGCCGAAACCGAACGCACGCGACAAGAAGTAGTGTGGAAATCATCAACCAACCACAGAGGGTGATGCTCGCAATGAGCACCATCCTCTGTGGACTTGCTGGAGCAATCATCCTAACCAACTGGTGGAGGCACAGAAAATGAATGAAGAGAGGAGAAAGCACCGTCACAGGTTCCGCATCATGTGGAGTGGACTGTCGCAGTTTCTGCTGCACATTTCTGAGAGGCTGAACATGAAATGGCTAAACACATTCTTCAACAACTACGCAGCGACAGATTGGGATGCGCTGAAGCTAATTGGCGAGCTGTTTATGCTGCTCGCCATCTGCACCATCTTTGTCATCGGACGATAAAAATAGGGGAGCCTGCCAATGGCTCCCCTATTTTTATGCCTGCTGTTCAGATTAGAAATTCAAACCAACCTTGATGCGACCCTCCCACGCAGTACGATTGACATTTGCGTAGGTGTTATGAGTGACCTCAAGTCCAGCACGAATAAACTTCCAATCTCTGTCGTAGAAGATTCCTTTGGCAGTATCGCCCCAGGCAGTCGTCCCATAAACAAGTCCAGCAGAGTTGCGAAGCGGCAGTGGCGCTGGCTTGTGTGGGTCAACGACGATGTCAATGCCGCCAACCACCTTCCCTTCTGGACTGCTGGCGACGACTCGCCTGGAGCCATCAGCCATCGTGACCAAGGCAAAGTTGATATGGAAGTCGTGCGGAGCATCAGGAACCTTTGCAGGATGATCATCAGGAGCCGGGTCTGGATTTGGCCTGAATATGATGGTTCCTTCCTCCTGGACATGGGCACCATCTGGAATCACCTGGATGATGGTGGACTTGCTTGCGATTTTCTTTTCAAGGACTTGACCACCATCATGCAGGATGATCGCTGGCCCTGGAACATCCCTGGTGATCGTCGTCATCTTTCCTCGCCACAACTTCCACCCGAGCCCAAGACCCAAGCCGAAGGTGATCAGCATCAATACCGTCGCTGCATACAATTTCGTCATCGAGTTCATTGCTCACCTTCTTTCTGTGTGGCACCGGAATCTCCACCCTTTGGATTTGCAGGTCGGTTGGCCCACGCACCGTTCGCATGCACGAGAGTGACCATGCCAGCAAGGGTGACGAATGCTGTGTTCCAGCCTTCAGTGAATGCTTTGTCTTTCCAGATACCGTGACTGAGCCAGCAGATCGCAGAGACGACGACCGCCACATAGCACACAAGTCGTGTCTCAACTGTGTGGTCCTTGCCATCGAACAGCTTGTTGACCCAGCGCACGATCCAGCCTGTCAACCACTCCCATACTGTTGCGATCCACATGGCTACTTCCTAATGTCAGCAACCACCGCTCTGGCCTTGGCTTCAGCAGCAGCGATGCGTGTTGCAATCTTTTTGTAGAGCCATAGAGCAGCAGCTGCTCCTGTTATGTTTCCGACCACAAATATTACTATGTGGTGAAACTGCTCATGCAGCATACTAACCTCCTTGTGTTGAAATCACGCTGTGACATTCACAGTCGTGGGATTGAACAGCGCAATCTTCACGCGGTAGTCGTGCATGGTGACGGTACAGCCCATCGATTCCTGTCCGAAGATGCCAGAGGCCTGCGACGCTGGTCCGTGGATGAAGAATCCGTCACGTCCCAGCGTATCTCCGCTGATCTGTGTGAGAGATGCAATGAGCGGACCGAGATGTTTTGGGTATCCTGGCACACTATGCGCATCACCCCACGGCCCCACGCGATATACGCCCACAGGCAGCGGCCCGATCTTGTGCGTGCCCTGCTGATCGTGGTTCAGCTTGCCCTTGATGCCTGTGGGATTGCACTCAGGGTTTGAGTCGTTGCCTGCCCACGACTGGCCAGCAGGCACGAGGATGGTGCCATCATCTTTCGTCCAGACTCCTGTGCTGTGACAGAAATTCAGATTGCCGCCCATGTCAGTCCTCCGGTGTGATGCGTGCGAGTTGAATCTGCGTCGTGTGTAGCTTATCGAGCACCTCGTCCAGTTTGCTCTCCAGGCGCGTGCGAAGCGTCTCCAACTTCGAGTCGTAGTGGTGCATATCGGGTATCGTGTTCTGCAACCGATCATCAATGACGGCGATGTCAGTTCGCGCAGCGTCCAGCATTCGCTTGATGTCATCCTGCGCCTTCCATAGCGCTGTGATCTGTCGAATGTGCTCGTCATCCTGCTTGGTGACGATGTTACGGTCGTGTTTGAGCAATCCTGCGATCGCACTCACGAGCCACCCGATGCCGATCACAGTGACTCCTGTGAGTGCGATTACTTCGCCTGTGGTGAAACCCGTTGATGTTGAAACCTGCATGTTACTTCTCCTAGTAAACTTCGACCCACTTGGTGATACCAGTGAATGCGCCAGAGTAACTGATGGCATATGTGCCACCAGGAGGGACCATACCGCAGATGCCAATGGTGTTTGGCTCATTGATACTAACCGAATTCACCACAATTCCATTGACAGTGAGATTAATGACGCAGTTTCCCGTTCCGTTACCTTGTGCTGACACGAACATTGGCTTGCCAGTTCCACCAGGACACGAGTAGCTTGTGCCAAGAGTCCGCGACGCAGTGACATCATTCTGTGTAGCAAAAAGGGAAGCAGGAATCGCACGCAGTGCAGATCCAACAGTGTTCGCTGCATAAGCAGAAGCAGCACTGAATCCAACCATGCCTGCGCCAAAAGCAGCAGCTGTGGATGTCAAGTTGGCGATTGCGGTATTCGCGGTATTCGCGGCAGCCTGTGCATTGCTGGCATTGGTAAGTGCTGCAGCAGCGTTGGTGAGCGCAGTGTAAAGATTCGCCCCAACACTCCCAGCAGCATAGCTACCAGCAACCGCGGAATTGTAGGCGACTAATGCAGCACCAAGTGCAGCAGTAGTGCCATTGAGATCAGCAACATTCGCCTTCACTGCCCCGGCCCAAGGTGCCCAATTTGTGAGCACGCTGTTGGGATCGTTCGTATTGTTGGCTGCCAAGTTGACATACGATGACAGGCCACTAGTAAGCTGGACAACTGCGCCAACTGCATAGCCAGGCGTCCCTGCGTAGGTTGCATTGAATGGGAACTGGCCACCACCATTTATCCAGACGCAATACTGAGTAATCCAATTCAGGATGCCATTCATGTCAGCACCCTTTGGCGGCTGGCCACCGGCATAGGTCATCGTGATGAGAGGGAACCCATCATTGAGAGAGGCATTCGGAGAAGATGCACCAGCCGGGATTGAGGCGATCAAGCCTTTCGTTCCTCCTGATCCACTGCACCATGCCTGGTAGATCGGCGTTGGCTGAACCATTGTTGACATGCTGCTCTCCTAGTGAAGTGCGCCAGTAGTGATGCCAACCAACACGCCCGATGCGTGAGGCAGCACATTGCCATAGTTAATAAGGTTGCTCTGGTCTGTCGTTGGTGCTGATTCAAAATTGACTGACATTCCCATATTGCCATTATCGTAGACGCAGACTCTTGCACCAAACATTTTTCGCACAACGATATTCAGTGCGTAGGATGATGCGGAAGAAATATTCGCATAAGCCTTAGCCAAGATCATCTGTTGCATCTGAGTATTGGTCAGGCCAAGAGATGGCTGAGAGGTGAAAGAGCTATCCCACATCGGTAAGCTACCAGCAGTAATTGAAATTCCCGTAATCGCAGATCCAGGAGTTCCACTGAGAACCCACGATGAGCCAGCACCACTGACAATCCTGATGATTGCTCCACCACCAGTGAGGTAAGGGCCACCAGCATTGGCGATCAGCACCTGCCCAACTTCAATTGTGCCGCTCGTCAGAGAGTTTACCGTCAGGTTCGTTCCACTGACGGTCGCATTGAGCACTGCGTTGGCAGGAAGAGCATCACCAAATCCAGTCCACAAATAAGTAGGCCCACCAGTCTGTGCCTCATTGAAGCCGAACCAGGTTCCCACTGATGCTGGAATAAAAAGATTCCGGCCAACGCCAACGATCCGTCCCCACACATCAAATCCATAGTGGAATGTCACGCCACTACCATCTTCAGGCGTTGCGGTGGCCATTGCGCCCCAAACATTGGTCTTGAGCGAAGTCAGGTAGGGTGGCGTTGCTCCACCTGGGCCTTGTGATGGGTCGATTGACTGGTTGATCAGAGCCAACCACGCCATCAGAATTGGCGAGCTAGTGTATTGAGCTAGGATCGTCCCATTGAGATTTATCACACGAGCACCACGCTCACAGCACCATAGACTGGGATTTGGTTGATGTTGATTGGGACGCTGGTTGGATTGCTAGTAAAGTTAGGAGAGGTATTCACGAGCACGCTTACGACTTGAGGATTGACGAACGCAGCAGAGATCGAGCTGAAGAATCGAGTTCCAAAAACTGTGGCGCCGATTTGCTGAACCGGAGCGCCACCATCGGCACCAGTGAAGGCATTCTGAATTGGCGCCACAAGTGCAGCAGTAGCCGCAGCAACGCTCGTGGCAAGAGTTGCGCCAACAAGCGTGACTTGAACATAAATTGGAACCTGAACAGGCACAGTCCACTGAGGATAGTAGCTTGGATAGGGCGAAGCGTAGCTGGTGTCCTGAACCTGTGCGACCGTAGCAGTGCCAATCGTGATTCCGCTGATGCTCGTGGCAGGAGTGCCACTAAGAACCCATGAGAGTCCAGACCCAGAGACAATCGTCACAAGTGCGCCACCAGCAGTCAGATAGGGTGCGCCACCAGAAGCAAGCACAAGTGACTGGCCAATTGCGATAGTTCCAAGTGCTGAAGCAAGAGATAGGGCAGTTCCAGAAACTGTAGCACTGGATAGAATTGCAGATGGAGTGTAGCTGCAACCATTTCCTTTTGACTTCCAGATCGCACTAGCGACCTGAGCATTGGTGGCGCTGCCAGCAGCCACTGCGATATAGACAGAGTTTGGAAGCAGCACCACGCCACCAACTGTGGTGTTCACTGCGTTGGCATTTTCAATAACATAGACTGAAGTGCCGACCCCAGCATTTGCGAGAGCAGTAAGAATCGCACCCTTGATGGAGCCAAACTGACCAACAGAATTTGCGGACACGCTATTCTGCCTGCGTGCTTCAAATGCCTGCTGAGTTTCAACTGCCTGGCCAAGCTGAAGAAGAACAGCACCAGAGATGTTCGACCAACCAGGAGTCGTCTGGTAGATCGTCATCGGAGCAGTGAATGGAGTCGGACCAGTGGCGATGTTGGTAAAATTGATGGCCAGCGAGCCACCACCAGGGATCACTGCCTGAGCACCACCAGCGGTCGCGCAGGAGTAGAGGTTCCCGGCTGCATCCTGTGCGACTGCTACGCCAAATCCGATGGAAGTTCCTGGCAGGCCGGATACTGTGGCGCTTATGATGGTCCCTGCGGCTGGAATTCGCGTCATGAAGTAGATGTTGCCGATGGCGTCCTGCATCGCGCCCTGGGCATACTGAGGGTCAGTCTGCGATGCCAGTTGAAGGAACTGGCTGTAGCAATCGCTGATCATGGCAGTGATGCTGCTCGCAAGCTGGCCCTGTGGCGTCGTCAGGCTGCTTGGCGTGCCTGCGCTCAGGTTCAACGCACCACCAAACGCAGCCTGGATGTCAGCGATCACGCCAGCGAGAATGGCTGAGTCTGGCTGGGTGGTGAAGCCAGTCAAGCCGAGGGTTGGGACAGGGACATTGGTGGCCATGCGTTCTCCTAGAAGTGGATGCCAAGAGCTTCGCCACTGGCGTCAGTTATGTAAACAACTCCACTTGCCATGCGATTGGCAAAGGTGTTAATAGAAGCCTTGGCAAGAAGAACACCAGGCACAGTGAGGGCTGTCTGCTGAAGCTGTGCCTGGAGAAGCATGGGTGCGTATGGCTGGCCAAGCACTGCGCTGAGATAGGGCAGGCCTTGGGTCGTGTCGTAGTAGACTTCACCAAGGTAGGTCTGGATTGCACTGGCAACATCTTGAGCGAGAGCGAGCGGTCCAGTGGCAATGGCAATGTTCTTGTTGCTGTCGACCATGAGATCCCACGGTGATGATGACGGCGGGTTGGAATTCGATGAGTTGGAAAGCTGGAACGTGTTCATCGTCTCCTCAGTTCAAAATGTTGCGCGGATAAATCTGACCGAAGTATGGTCGTCCTGCCAACTTGTCGTAGATAGCAGGGAAGGTCACGATCACCTTGTAGCCGATGGATGCTGCTGAAAGGCCAGGAATGAGGGCTGGTTTCGTTTTGATTATCTGCGGTGTCGGAGCGCCATTGATAAACAAGATCGTGTAGCGCGGAGAACTTACTGGAAAGGAACTGATAGCAACGGGCCATGAAGTGATCACGCTTCGCAGCGCAGGCTTGAGAATTGGCCTGCTCTTGATTGACTGGAGTTCAGCGAAAGTCGGCGCTGTCGGTTGTATGAATGCCTTTACGGGTGCTGGCATATATCACACAGGCTTCTGGTAGCCTGCGAAGAGCAGGCTAGTATTAATGACGCAGAACCATCCGCCGATATTGATTGGCGTGCCACTTGGCAGACCTTGCGCAGTGGTGCCGTATAGCCCACGCGTGCAGCCCGTGAATGCAGATGTGGAACCACCTGGGCCTGCGTTCGTAACGCCTGTGTAGCTGATTGGTTCTCCGTCGATGATGATGTAGCCAGGGGAGCCTGCCGGGAACACCACCCCGGAAGCACAGGTGACATTGATCGTGGTCGCTGCGGCAGTATGGTTGCCGTTCACCACTCCGACGAAATCTGCTGACGGCGAGAGAATCAACTGCTCAGAGGCTGGGGCCGACACGCCGACATACTTATACCAGTCAAGGTTGGGGAATGCTGGTGCGAACAATGAGCCGGAACTGCTGCTGCCGGAACTGCTCCCGAAAAAATCCGTGTTCAGGATGCCGCCAGCAGAGGACATATGGTTCACGGGGTAGCTCAAAAGTGAATACTGCCCATAGTTGGCGATGCCATTGATACCTTCAGCAGATAGCACGACATTGAATTGGCCGAGAATCCCGGCATTGCTACTGCTATACTGAACATCTTGAATCTGCCCTGCCGCTGCATACTTCATGAAGTAGTTGCCAATGGAGGTCGAGCCTTCGGGTGGCTGGGTGGCTGGTGGAATGATAGTTCCTCCAGCGATTGCCCAAACGTGCGAGACGCTACCGTTGCTTGATCCATGGGTTACAACATCATCGTAGCCAACGAGCAGTTCAATCGGCGAACAGTATGATCCTGGCAGATCAGCAGTGGGAAGCTGAGCGAGCGCGGAAGCATTGTCGGTGTAGCAGGCGTGAACCGCGCCGTAGTAACCAGAGTTCGTCTTTATTCCGAAAGCCAAGCCTCGTGAGCATATTTGGAGGTAGTAGACGAAGCCATTCACCAGATCGACCGTCAACGCAGTCGGCGAGAGCTGCATGATGTTGCCAGTCTGCACCATCGGAGCGCAGTAGCCAGCACGGTGCCTGATTGCGCAGTTGACTACCATTGGTGCATTCACATTCGACGATGGCGTTTTCTTCGACATGAAGATATTGCCGGCGCCTTCAATAGCCTGCGTCGCAACGGGCCAATACCAGTTCCACAACAGGAAATCAGCATTCGCGCTATTGCGGCATGCCTCGTAGAGTCCACGAGCATTCTGAAGTGCGGTGTTGCTGCTAACGCCTGTGAAGCTGACGGTGTTCGTCAAGGTGATGCTGATGGTCACTGCGCCTGCGGTGAAGGTATCGAGGCTGAAGACCTGCGGTGTGGCCTTCAGAATTTCCTGCACTCCGATCACATTCATTGTGGTGCCATCGGCACTATAGACGAGTCGCACAACATCACGAGAGTTTGCGTTGCCGATAGTTTCACTGACTGGCGGGATGAAATCGGCGAAGTTGGATGTGGTTACCCAATTCATAGGTGATGATGAGTCTTCGAGCGTCCAGTCAACCACATACATATTCGGGCCGTTGCTGGTGAGCACATTGAGTCGCCACTGAGTGTAGGCACCCGCGCCCGCGACAGTGAACTTTCTGCGCTCGCCAGGTTCCCAATTCGTCTGACCTGACCAACCGACTAGCGTAGCCCATGCTGATCCATTCCAGTAATCCAGGTTGAACGACAACGGGGCATCAAGCACGAACGCAGATGCGGCGTCTGTATTGCAGGTGATATACATGGCGGTCGGCGTAAAGACCGCAGGCATGATGACCCCCACCCACGCAGAGGTGACGCCCATAGTTCCTGCTTTCGTGCTGTTGTCGCCATCAACAGCACTCGCGTAGCTCACCAGTGTGCTCGTCGCCATCACAGATGATGGATTGAGCGCCTGACGACGGCACTGCCAACCATAGCCGATTAGTGCGGAGGCAATTGTGGTCTGCATCTGTTGGACTGTCGCACCAAGCGACATCAGAGGCGAGATGAATCCCAAGAAGGTTGACATTTGTTACTCCATAATCAAGATGCTGGAATTGACGGTTATTGCGACAGGTAGTGAGCCAAGATTCTGCACAATTGCGTAGAGCAGCGAAGCTTGCGGACTGTCTTGGTTGCTGCATAGGACTGGTGGCGTGGTGATCCAAGACAAATAGCCAGCAGTGAACATCATGTCAACATACATGCCATGGTTGCCAACTGGATCAATGGTATTTGGCCTGAGACGATCAGCAGCAGCAGCAGCAGCAGTTCCGTAAAACCTAACACGAGCGGAAGAACTCACATTCATATTCTGAAGCTGGAATGTCATGCAGCCAGAAGCCACCTGGATTATTGAGTCAATTCCAGTATCTAGTATGGGCGATCCGAAACTTAAAATTGTACCATTTAGAGAAGCACTGGATCCGACAACCCCAGGCGCAGTCGTTGAGACAGTGGCGGCAGGAGGATTAGTGGTCGTGCTCAGCGTGCTGCGCACAGGTGGCAGCGTGACGGAGCACGACGCGAAGCGCGCAGACGCAGCGGTGATAGCAGCCTGAAGCTGAGCGATCGCCGCAGTGGTTGCTTCGAACTGTGCGAGGTATGTTGCGTAGGCAGACTGGTATGGCACGAGCATCATGCGGATTGCGTTCACGGCAGCGCCGAGGTTGGTGATGCTCATCGGGTTCAGAGCACCGAGCGCCGCTAGGCTCGCATTCTGCGCATTCAGTGCTTCGAGTTCAGCGTTGATCGACGCCATGATCTGAGTCGTGAGGGCATTCAGAGCAGAGCACGACGGCGCAGCGTTGACTGCTGCAATCATGTTATTGAAGTAGCTCTGATTGATGAGTCCAGATCCTTGCGCTTGCACTTCTGCTCCTACATAATGTTGGTGATGATTCCATCTTGAACTGTGACGACGGAGCCAGACTGCGTGGTGAAGCTGCCGCTCGCGCCGCCACCCACCGTTAGATTTCCAGAGAACGCGGAGAGCGGCGTGGTGACATTGAGCATCGCACTTGCGATGATTGCAGCAAGCGCATTCGTATTGATTGCCACACCAGTTGCATCAAGCTGGATGAAATTGTTTGGAGCGACAGCTCCGTTCCAGCCACCAAGGTAGAGGCCATCTGCGTAGTCAAATTTGCGACCACTGGCAGGCAAGGCAGGCGCACAAGTATTCTGTGCGTTGGTAATATCAGAATCAGCGAAGACGCAGAATCCAATATCGCCAGCTTGAGGATCGCAAATTATTGCATTTGCCCCACCCTGGACACGCAGGTAAGGCAGGCCGTAGATCGTCGTGTGGGGAATTGCGGTGCCATCGCCTGCTACTTGATGAACTAGAGGTAGAACATCAACGGTGCCTACGACGCCTGTTCCCCCAGGGTAAGCGTTCACCACCTGGACAAGCGTAGCCACGCTAACACCTGCTAGGGCTTGACTGATAACGAACATGAGAGCGTTCAGCTCACTGTTCGCCGTATCAATTTTCTGCCTGCCGAAGACGCCTGCCATATCAATTCCCAACCCAAGATGCAGTCACATGCGATTCCCACTTCGCGCTCGGCTCAAGGCAGGTCAGCTCCTGCTTCAGGCCGTTTATCCTCCAGGTGCTCTGCTTTCCTTCTTGAAACAAGGATGATTGCACATTTACCAGACCACCCAGTTTCAGGCCTGGAGTGTAGAGACACTTAAATTTGATTCCTTTCTTGTCAAATGTCGGATATTCATGCAATCCAGTCTGTGCGTTGATCAGCGGTGCTGTTCCTGCGCGTTCCTTGCCAGTCGGAGCGATGAACATGACATCATCATCAATTCCAAATTCGATGTTGGCTGCGTTGGCAATTGCAGATGCCTGCGACAGAGCAGATCCACAAAGGTAAGGATTATTGATCTGCACATTGACGCCATTATTCTGGAAGCCATAGCCGAGCTGAGTGGCCAATCCCTGCATGATGGTGGCGACATCAGCACCACCCTTGTAGCTGGTTGGTTTCACTGGTGCGATGGCACCAAAGTAGCCAGTGAGCGATTCAACTGCGAAATGAAGATTTGGTGGCTGGTGATAGCTCGCGAAAGACTCAGTCACATCACCCTGATAAACAAGGCTCCTGATGGAAGATCCCTCTTCTGTGGCCTCGATCTTCACGATTGAGTGGAACACCTGAAGTGCGTGTGCTGATTGACCAGGTACGATAGTGAGCACATTCATGTCAGAAGTGCTCATGCCATAGACTTTCAACTTCATTTTATTTTTGCTTGGCTCGCCCTGTTTGTCCACAGAACAGTGGATACGCAGACCCTGAATGATCTTGGTATTATTTGTTCCATCAAATGTTCCATCCTTCAAGACGAAGGTCACGATGAGCTGCTTTTTCGTGAAGGAGGAGCCGATGGTCATGATGGTGAGTTTTCATAGATGGTGATGGTGTAGGAGAAATTGCCAAGCGCAATATCAAACTGCTGGGATGGAACTGACTTCAGCGGGATGGTAGCGCCTGGATCACCAGAGTTTGGAAGCCACAGGAGAATGTAGCGAGAACCAAGACCAGTCCACATAGGATCAGTATCACCCTGCGTATCAAGAAATGAAAGCCTACCACCAACCAGGCCAATGTAGCTCGCAGGACGAATGGCCACTGCATTCAGACAAGGTGCGCCAGAGAAGAGCACCGTTCCATTGAGTGAGAGGTCGCAGTAGATCATTTGATAATCAGCTTCCAGGTTGTGGTGTCATACATTCCAGGAGTCCCAGGCTTAAACCCAGCACGGATGCGCGCTGCATTGATGGCCATTTTCTTCAGCGTTGCTGCGTCTGTTGTTGTTTCCTTTCCGTGGTTTTCCTTGTCGTTGGCTGCAGGCTTCTTGGCATGAGTAATTGCTGACTGAGAATATTGATTTGGCGTAATTTCAATTACCTGCTTGAAGATCATTGTGACATGAAGCATATTCTTGCCGGCTTTTACTGCACGAGCATAATCATACTTTTCAAGCGTCACAGGTGAGTATACTCGTTCAGGTGTGATTAGCTGGTAGAGGTTGATGCTATTCAATTCGTCTTCAAGCTGCTGCATCAGTGTTTCCATCCGGCCCTGGCCAGCAACTGCCACAGCAACCTTTGGCGAAAATGGAGTGCCTGTTTTGTTGTAGCTAGCGAAGCTGCCTTGCTCAACTGGAAAGTCACTAACCTTGGCGTTGTTGCTATAACTCAAGCTGATGAATGTGTCGATATTTCCAGGAGCACCACCAGGGCCGAAGGTTGAGAACACAGAGTTGCCAGCCATATCAAATACGCCCCACTGTTGCTTGAGTGGTGGCGTGATTGGTACGACTTCAATTGGCGTATCATCAGTATTGAGAAATGGCGACGCAGGCTGATTTGGAATCTGGAAGCCGGATGGCTGTGGTAGTCCGATGCCTGTGATTGAAGGCAGTTTGATGCTGAGCGAGGGCGTAGTGAACTGAGGGAGTGAGAAGGTTGGCATCAGTAGGCATCCATTTGATAAGCTAGGTCGCGTGCTTTATCCGACATGCCACCAGCAACGGCAGCACCAACTTCACTAGGATCAGAACCAGGGTCTGGCGTGACCTCAATGCGATCCACATTGATTGTGGTAGATGCAGTTCTGCTGCTCGTGCTGTTATTTGAAACGGCAGGACTCTGCGCATCTGCAGCAGTGACTGGCGCAGCTACGACATATGTGCCACCTTGTCCATCATCAACTACATCTCCCTCTTTGTGCTCATTTCCGTCATGATCAGACAGCCACTTGTAGAGTTTTGTTTCCTTGATTGAATTCCAGATGTTTGTCACGCCATCGATGATCGCAAAAATCACCAGAAGCATTTCATTCTCGATGTCGTAACGGAAAGTCTTGAATGCATCACCAAGTGCATCAACAAGACCAGTCCATCCCTCTTTGATCTTGTCAAAATTGAGCGTGAAGATTCCAACCACAAGGGTGAAGCCAGACTTGATTGCCTCCCAAAGTGATTTGAAAATTGATATCCAGTTCTCCACTTTCACTTGAATTGTGCCACTGATCCATGTGAAGACTCCATTGACGAGATTGCGGAAGCCTTCAAATTTATTGTAGGCATAGACGAGTGCGCCTACCACCAGGCCGATAGCTGCAATGATCAGGCCAACAGGTCCAAGCAAGCCAAGCCACCCAAGCGCAGCCTGAGCTCCCATCCATGCTGCCTTGGCGCCGACAAACACCATTGCGGTGCCGATCGTCATCAAGGCACCTTTGATGATCTCTGGATTTTTGCGGGCCCACTGAGCAAACTGCGTCATCTTCTCGCTGAGGAACTTCATTGCAGGAACAGCATACTGAAAAATCGTCTCAGCGAAACGCTGCATGCTGATTTTCATTTCATTCTGCGCTTCTTCAGCTTGATGTGCAGCTTCTGCATTTTCCTTTGTGACGATACCTGCTTCTTTGGCCTTGTTCATGAACTCTTCATACTCTTCACCAGTCTTGTGAAGAACACGAATCGTTGCTTCATCCAAGTGCATGCGCTTACCAAGCGTCATGGCCTCAGCAACAGTTAGCTTCTGAAATTTGTCATGGATCCTGGTATACATGTCAGTGATTTCGACATGATGTCCTTTGCCAAGTCCTTGAATCCCAGCAGCCTCAAATGCCTTGATCGCACGCTTCGCACGCGGAAGACCCTTCTCGATTGCGATGAGAGACTCACCCATACCCTTGAGTGAGCTATTGAATCCTTCTGCTGATCCACCTGCAATGATGACTGCATTCTGCCAGAGACTAATATCCTCGACAGACATTTTTGTCTCTTCAGAAAGATGGATCATGGCAGTCTGAGCCTTCATCGTATGCTCAGTGAAAGCCATGAATGCGCCAACAGAAGCAAGCGCACCAAGCATCCCAACCAGATGCTCTTTCATTCCATCGATCAGAGGCTCACTACTTTTTGCCATGTGCTCAAGATGATGTAGGGACTCGTCGGCCTTATGGCTCAGGCCGCGCAGTCCCTCCATCACATCGTGCAGGCCCTTCTTCAGCTTTTCAGCATCCAGCCCGAGAGTGATGACCAGGCTCTCGATGACATTACTCATTTGCTGGCCTCGTCAGAAGGTTCTCGTTGTAGTTGTCGACTCGGATGATCTCATACAAATTGTAGGCGTCCTCTGAACCATAGATGGTCTGCAGCTCGTGAAGTGTGGCCAACTTTTTGCTGATGATTACGCCAAGCAGTGGTGATATGTTCAGGTAGTTTGCGAGGTCGTCTCTGCTTCTGCCGCCGAAGCTGTGGAGCTGGAGAGCTTGGCGGCGAGCGAAAAACCTAGGTGTAGTTCAAGCAGTTCCTTTCTGATTTTCAGAAGCGTCATTACCTCTTCGATGTCATCAGGAAAAAGAGGACGCGGAAGAGGGTTGCGCGGATCAGGAACTGCCTGCACGCAGGTCATCATTTCTTCCATTAAAGGAATCAGAGACTCCGCAGGCATCTTGCCCAAAGCACTGAGTGCGATTGATGCCAGGCCCGCAAGCCCAGCGTCCTTCACATTGTCTGGAATATCGACACCTGCATTGAGCAGGGCGAGCAGAGCCTTGGCAGCCCAAACTTCGGTAGCGAAGGCAGACATTTCAGTGAGGCGAAAGATCTTCCCTTGATCACGGCCACTTGCTTCGACCTTGAAGTCTTTCGTTCTGCGACTCATGCTACATCACTCCCTTCTGAATTGATTCCCAGGTGATTTCCATTTCCTGGTCCTGGAGCAACTTCTTCGCATCCGGGACATTCTTGTACTGCGTCAGCCAGCCATTGTTCAGCGTGTATTCCGCGCCATTGCCTGGCATCGTGATGCGACCCTGAGCCGGATATGCATCCAGGCCAGTGTCCATGGCGAGCAGCCACTGGTCGAAGTAGGGAAGCGACACTGAATCAGGCGACAGCTTGATCTTCTGCACGATCTGGTGCTTCACATAGCCGCCGCTGAGTTTGCCATCAACGCCCATCTTGACTTCCACAGGCTTCTGTGGGTCAGTGCTGAACATGTCGTCGGCAGCGAATCCCTGGACCTGGAACGGTGCGTTGAAAACACCAGGGATGGTGAGGATGAATGAAGCATTGTTACTGGTGAGAGTCTTGGCCATGATTCAGCTCCTACTGGATGTCGATGGAGGCAAGGTTGAGCTGGTTCACGGAGCCACCGTCCATATACCAGAGGGTGCAGGTGGGCGACTGCCTGTTGTTGCGCTGAGTGCTCGTAGCAGGGAGCACCTGGAGGTAGTAGCCGATGGTGGCCAGGGTCGGATCGATTATCAGACCAGCAGCCGTATCCACCGCATTGGCCTGAGCAGCAGTCAGCGCCACGCCGCGATTGATCACGCCATTCATGAGCGCGAGATCCAGCGTGGCTTTGCAGCCAGCCTTGATCGTGGCATAGCCAGCATTGTTGTAGGGAATGCTGTTCATGAGAGTGAACATGTTCAGCAGAGCCAGTTGCAATGCGCTGTTCAGCCAGATGGCGCCGACATAGCTGTCGAGCCATCCGAAAGGTCCGGTGATGAACCCATTGTAAGCCATGAAAAACTGGCTGTTCGCAGTGGCCCAGTTGCCGTAGAAGTTCGTGCCGTTCGCGATCGCATTTGCATAGCTGGTAGGATCGCTCACGCTGGCGTTGATACCAGTGCCAGACTTGAAGGCGATGGCAGCGCGACCAGAGGTCATGTTGTAGTTGGTGCTGGCGATGAAGCCAAGGCAGAAGGCTGCGGCATTCGGATCGAGATACCAGGCACAGGTTCCGCTGAGCGAAGCACTGGTGGCCACACGGCTGATGCAGGTCGCGCTGTTATTGCTCGATACGATCGTGGCGTCGGAGTCGTAGGGAGCGTAGACGAACTGACCACCAGTACCACTATTCCAGGTCGCATAGAGCAGCTTGTCCGCAGCGCTGGGCTCGAAGCAGGTGGTGAACGCAGCCCAGTTGGTGGTGTAGAGAGCAACCTGCGCCATGAAGGTATTTGGAACATTGACAGCCGAGCCAGGGCTGATCGTGACCTGGGTGGAAGACAGGCCCAAGGTTGCAGCGTTCACGCCAGTGCAAGCAGTGACACTCGTGCCAGCACAGGTGGTGATCGTGACATTCGCAGCAGACTGGATGATAAAGCCACCAGCCAGGCCGTCCCAGGTGACGGTCGTGCCAAGAGCAGCAGCGACGAACGCAGATGAGAAGGCAGTCTGGATCGCAGCAGCAGCAGCGACATAGGAAAGGCCAGCGAGGTTGAGCGCACTAGAAGTACACAGCAGGCCATTGACGGTGAGCGCAAGCGTGCCACTCACGACGCTCTGAACAGCAGCGAGGGTTGGAATATTTCCACGGACCCAAGCAGCCTGACCCAGATAGGTGCTGCCCACGCTACCACCAGCAGTT